TATGTTCCACTGTTGTCATCATATTCCCTTAATTTTCCGAACAATCCTGCGCACAGCAAGCCAGCTAACGATTTTCTTATATATTCCACTGGATATCCAACTTTCATCTTTAAGATGTTTTCTGACCACGCTTGGGAACGGCCATGTCCAGTAATATAAATTTGTGCACAACTGTTTTTCTATCCATTCATATACGGGAATCATTTCTTCGTCTGTTAACTTATCTTCTTTTCTTGAAAACAAAATCTGTGTTCTATATGCTCTTAATTCAAACCAATAACGAAATGGTGCAGGTATTGGTGCAAGACAAACCAAGAACAACAAACACCAAACAAACATAGGCTTCCAGAACGCTATAAGGCTTATTAGAGCGAGTGGAGCAAGTGATTGGGGAAACAGATACAAGAACTTGAACAAGAGACTAGAAAAGCTTCTAGAGTCTTTGATGTGTATTGTTTCGTGAACCACAACTCTTAACATCGATTCACTGTTTGGGTTCTTAAGCATTTCGTCTGGGAAATATATGGTATTACCTATGGTGGTAATATACCGTGTCATAAACTCGGGCGATATCTTGGTTACTCCCAGAAACCAACCAATCGCTTTCATCAAATTAGAAGAGTTTTTGGGCTGTATGATTATACTGCCATAATCCTTTGCAACGGTATCAATGAATGTTGTAACGTCTTTTGGTAGTTCCATGTTGCCTCCTTTTCATGAAAATAAATACAATCCCTTGACATGTTTTTTTCGATGTTTATAATGGTTTCAGATCGTTGGCTCTATGCCAGCGAACAACACAGGAGATATTATGAGATATCATATGGCAACACATTTTTTTCCAGAATTTGACCCACGACAAAATAAATTCAATCTTGCATCAAGACCATGGGATTCACAAGATCAAGAGTTTCATGATGATATCACGAAAGAAGCTGATGGATCATGCAAACTAGAACTAGCAGTTCCCGGTTATAATCGTGAACATGTTTTTCTATCAGCAAAAGAAAAACAACTGGTGGTTAACCTACAAAACCCAAACAGCAAAAGAAAGTACACAAAAACATATCTTATTGGAGACAGCGTTGATATCAGCGCAATCACCGCAACTTGCAAAGATGGCATGCTAACCGTGCTGCTCCCGCTCAAAACATCAGAACAACCCCGGACAATTCCAGTTAACTGAACAATTTCTAGTACACTGAAACAACCCCCGGTAGCAGGAAACCCCTGTTTTGCTGGGGGTTTTATTTGTTTTTGAATTCTACTTATGTTTGGTATTCTAATGCCATGACCAAAGCAAACGACACCACGAACAAGGTTACCTCTCTTAACGTACGGCACGAACCTGATCCGAATGTGCCCAGCGAAGAATATCGATTCGATCGTGAGATCATTCAACTCATGCAAGAAGAACCGTTTCTTGGAGGTATGTCCATGAGCATCCCTAAGATTGCGGATTGGAAGGTAGACACTGCCTACGTTTGTGCAGACAAGCATGGCAACATCAAGCTGGGCATGAATCCCGATTTTATGCGTGGTCTTGCGAGCAAACTCCGCATTGGTGTGCTTATGCATGAGCTCTTTCACGTTGCTTTTATGCACATTGCAGAGCGTTCTGTGGCAGATCGCAAGCGAGCTCGTCTTTGGAACGTGGCAACCGATCTTGCCATCAACAGTATTATCGGCGTCGAGAGGCTTCCGGAATTTTGTTTGTTTCCCGGTCGTGCTCCTAAGTCGGATGATCCTAAGCTTGCGGCACTCATTAAGAGTTTCCCGCAACATCAGAGCGCCGATTGGTACATGGCTCGCTTGGAGGAGTATGCGGAAAACAACAAGAAGCAGAACGGAGAGGGTGAATATACCCTTGAGATTGGCAATGGCGAGGGCGAGACTCTTGACTCGCATGGTGGTTGGGGTGATATTCCTGATGAACTCCGTGATATCATGCGTGAACAGGTTCGAGAGCTTGTAGAGAAGGGTGTCAAGGCTGCACAGCAGCGTGCATCGTGGGGAAGTATTCCTTCCGAGATTGCTGCTCAACTCGAAGCTTTGCTTAAGCATGAGCTTGATTGGAAAGCGATTCTGCGTATGTTTATTGGACGGACACGCAGTATGGAGCGTGTAAGCACCATGAAGCGGCTTAACAAGCGACTGCCTTACATGATGCCCGGTGCCAAGCGCAATACTGTTGCGAATATTCTTTGTGCTATCGATCAATCTGGATCGGTAAGCGATGAAGATGTGCAACGCTTCCTTGCGGAAACTTTTGCGGCTAGCCGGGAGGGTCAGATCGATATCATCAATTTTGATACCGAAATGGACGAAAACAGTCTGCAAACCGTTAAGAATGGTCAGAATTTCAAGTGGCAACGCACACGTTGTGGTGGCACTGACTTCGATGCTGTGCAGCGTTATCTCAACGAATCCAAGCGCCGAGGTAAGTACAGTGCTTGTATTATGATGACGGACGGTTATGCCCCTAAGATGGGTGCGGTCGTTGGCACTAAGGTTATGTGGGTTATTACCGAGAGCGGTGATATCTCCGCTGCACGTCCCGGCGATCTGGTTGTGAAGATGAACCAGAAAGACAAGACTGTAAAGCGTGCGTGAAAAGGAAAGAGTATGTTTCAGTATTATTGGCCAGCAGAAGATGCGTGCGAGGAATGCAACGACACTAGTTCCGGCGCAACCCTCCACATAAGCGAGGAACCAATTTATTTCGTTTGCGCTCGTTGCAATCCACAGGCTCGCAAGGATGCATTGAAGTACGCAACAAATCTGGCAGAGGAAGAATACGTGAACGGTTGGGAATGGATGAATAACAAGAATTCACAGCAATCCTCCGAAAACGCCTGATAAATAGGCAAAAACAAAAAAACGCAAATAAGATTTAGAATAACCCAAACAACTGATATACTGATTCTAGAAAGGTTAAGGAAAACACAAATGGCTCTCTCGGCTCTCAATCTCGACATTCGCTCTACCAAGGCTCTCTTCAAGCGTTTCTCTTCCAATCGTGCGACGATGCTTCGTGGTCGTCATGGTATCGGCAAGTCGCAGGTTGTGTATCAGATTGCATCTGAGCTTCGACATGATGCATACAAGGATCGCAGCGTTTGCGAGCGTGTTTCTGCTGCGCTTGCGAAGGACTCTGGGTTTGTGAAGATGATGGCTTCCTTTTGGAAGCGTAATGCGACCAACCCTGCTTATGCTGATGTGCCTCGTAACATGTGGCATTATGACATGGGCGTTCCTGTCGTTGAGCGGCGGCTGTCGCAGATGACTGAGGGTGATATTACGGGCATTCCTTTCGAGGGCAACCGTGGCGGCACGGTGTTCCGTGCGTGTGAATGGCTTCTCACTACCTGTGAGTTCCCGTGTGTGCTCTTCCTTGATGAGCTCAACAGGGCGATCAAGGGCGTGGAGCAGGCGACGTTCCAGCTTGCTGACAGCAAGGCTTTCGATGGAAACCTTCTGCATGACGGTACTCGTGTTATGGTTGCGGTGAACATCGGCGATCAGTATGATGTTACCCCCATGGACCCTGCTGCTCTGAGCCGTTATGCGGTTGTGGACCTTGATCCCACTACGCAGGATTGGCTTGATTGGGCTGATGTTACCTGCAATCAGGCTCTTGTTGAGTTTATTCGCAGCAACGAGAAGTACCTTGAGTATAAGGATACTTGCGAGCCTAACAAGAAGTATCCCGATCGTCGTGCGTGGGGCAACCTTGACTCGGAGCTTACTCTGAGCGGACTCTACGAAGCGCCGGAAGATGTGGTGTTCTGTCACATGGCTGCTAGCATGGTTGGTTTTGAAGCTGCCAACGCTTTCTGGAAGTTTGTTAAGGAACGTGATGCCGATATCTCCGCCGAGGATGTGCTTGCTGATTGGAGCAAGGTTACGCCTCGCCTTCCCAAAGACGAAGCGAAGCGTCATGCGAAGTATGTCGATATCATGGGCAAGCTTGATCACAAGCTTAAGACATATGTCATGACGGATGCCGAAGCTGCTCAGTTCGGTGCTTACATGAAGGATGCTCCTGCGGAGGTTCTCATGGCTTCTTGGAAGTCGCTGAATGTCAACCGTCAGAATGCATTCAAGGTGCATATTCACATTGAAGAGCTTCTGGTTCGTACGCTGGCGGGTAACACCCCGGCTCCCAAGGCCGCAACCCCGGCTCCTGCGGCTCCCGCTGCTCCCGCTGCTCCCGTCAAGGCTCGCACCCGCAAGCGTTGAGAGCCCGCTAGCTAGAGGCTAGCCTTGACAACAGAAAGGCCCGATACCTTCGTATCGGGCCTTTTTTCTTTTGTTTGATTTCGAGGTTTTCGATTGCTATCTTGTGGGTAGGAGTTACCATATGCGACAAGTTCACATCGATTTTGTTAAAACACACCCAAACGCACAACTACCCAAATCTGCGCACCAAGAAGGTGATGCAGGTTTTGACATTTATGCAGTAGAAGATCAAGTCCTAGAACCGGGAACTGTAAGTGTTGTACGGACAGGATTGCAGTTGGCGAGTACGGATATGTGGGGTACGGATATGTGGGGTACCGGAAGATCCGTCAAGAAAGAGGAATTCGAATATTATCTGGATGTTAGATCACGGTCGGGGCTCTCCAGAAAGCTTGTGTTTCCTGTTACCGGAACAGTTGACAGGAACTATAGAGGAGAGATTGGTGTTGTTCTAGCCAATCTTGGCAAAGAGCCGTATACCCTTAAACAAGGGGATCGAATTGCGCAACTGGTTGTTCAGTTGATTGTAGCTAACGGCCCACATAACAGAGTTGTGTTTAGTGAGGTAAACACGATTAAAGAATCGAATAGGGGGGCTGGTGGATTTGGTTCAACAGGAGCTTGATATGTTTGCCAAAGATCTTTTTAATTTGAAACCCGGCACTTTTATAAAAGGCTTAAGTTTAGAAGCCGACTCAAGACCAAGATATCTTGGTAGAGTGGCACACCTTAATATAGAAGGTTGGCGAGGTGCGATGGCAGATGGTATGGATCAGATCAGAACTCCTTTGTTTTTATGCGTATCTTCACAACCAACGCTTACTGGACTAGCAGCAACGGAGCTGATAAAAACCCCAAAATTCTTAGAAACGCTTAAACATGAAGATCAGGAGGAAGCATTTTCGCACGTTGAATGGATAGAATTTAATTACAACGATCCTATCGGTGTTCATTTGAACGAGTTTGCTTTGTATACGACACATGAAGGAAACTATATCATGTTGTATACTAAGATTTTGCACACTTCTGGCAAAGTGGGATATCTTGCGTTATCGGTATGTTCGGACTTATGCCATAACATGGAGCTTGTATGATTTCGAAGCCTATATTAGTGATCGATGGTTTAAACTATTTCACTCGAAGTTTTATGGTTAATGAGGCTGTAACGGCTGGGGGAGATTTAGTTGGTGGGGTTGTTGGATTTATTCGTGGGCTTGGCAAGCTTGTTTCGCAGCTACATCCGGATCGTGTGTTTGTTGTTTGGGAGCAGGGTGGTGCATCACCAAGGCGCAAACACATTTATGCGGATTATAAAGCTAATCGTGCGGCAAACAAAGGCTTGCAAGAAGTGTATCGAAACGATGGCAAATATAACCCGAACAGCAATATGAAAAACAAAGCTTATCAATTGCAGTTGTTAAGCAAAGCTTTGGGGTTTTTGCCAATATGTCAACTTTATGTGCAAGATACAGAAGCAGATGATATCATCGCATATCTTGTAAAGCGTAAGCTTCAAACCGAAGCTAGCACAAAGATTGTGGTATCCAGCGATAAAGATTTTTATCAGCTTTTGGAAGATTCGACGGTAAGGATTTTCGATCCAGCAAGAAAAATCTTGATTGATTCTGAATATGTGTTAAAGAATTTTGGGATATCTGCACGAAACATAACACTGGCTCGATCTGTTATTGGTGATGTAAGCGATAACATCGAGGGTGTACCCGGCATTGGGTTTAAAACGCTTGCAAGCCGGTTTAAAGATTTTTCAAGGACTGATGTGGATCTAGATCAAACTTGGCTTCTAGAAACTGCAAACAACGAACTGAAAAACAGTAAAAAACCTCCAAAATGTTTTGGTGACATTGTTGGTCATGCCAGCATGGTTGACAGGAATTGGAGATTGATGTATTTGGATACATCTTGCTTGGCAGCATCCCAGATTAGCAAGATTGATTATAAGGTTGAAAATTTTCAACCTGTTGCTGATAAGTTGGGTTATATAAAAACGTTTACTGGTGCCGACATTCCGCTTACAAATGATTTAGATTTTACGTTTTCTGTGGCAAAAACATTGATTAGGTAATGTTGGGCAACCTTCAAGTTGGGTGATAGTTAACTCTACTTCCCAAACGTGGTGTCCGACTTTAGTTTCGCTTTTTAAGCAACTATACTAGTTCTAGGCTATCTTTCATCCCAAACGGAGCAACAAGAATATGTCTTCAGCAAAAACAAATGGTACATCAGGTTTTGGTAATCTTGGCAAAAGCTTTCAAGAAAAAGTTCTTCAAGCACTTCTTACAGATCGCAATTGGGCAACTCAGTTCATCGAAGTATTTTCTGTCGATGAATGTCTTGAGCCTGTTTATCTCAAACTTATTGCCAATAAGTTCATCAACTACTATCAAGCATACAAAGAGTTTCCCACAATGGAACTTCTTATCACCATTATCAAAGATGAACTAAGCAGCAATTCCGATCTTGTTCTACGTGAGCAATGTCACGGTTTTCTTCAAAAGGTTATTCGTAGCGAGGAAATGAATGATCTGCCTTGGGTAAAAGAAAAAGCATTTACCTTCTGTCGGCAACAATTGCTTAAGAAAGCTTTGTCTGAATCAGTTGATATCATTCTGACCGACAAGTATGAAACCGTTGTAGATATCATGAAAACAGCAATTGCTGCTGGCATGGCATCTTCTCCCGGTCATGATTACAACAATGATATCGATGCACGTTACTCAGTAACGTTCCGTCACCCGATCGCTACCGGTATTGCTGAGTTGGATGAAAAAAAGGTAATGGCTGGTGGACTTGGAGCAGGAGAAATTGGTATTGTTTGTGCCCCATCCGGCGTAGGTAAATCTCACCTTCTCACACACTTTGGAGCTCAAGCTTTGCTCAAAGGTAAGAATGTTTATCACTACACAATGGAACTCAATGAACGCTACGTTGGTATTCGTTATGACTCGCACCTGACAGAAATCAACAGTAGCGATTGCATCGATGCCAAGGATCTGATTAAAAACTATTTTGAAGCTAACAAAGAGCATCTGGGTAGACTGATCATTAAAGAATATCCAGCACGATCTATTACTTGCAACACCATCAAAGCACACATCGATAAGATGAGTTACAAAGGAGTTAAACCAGATCTTGTTTTGATTGATTATGCTGGGATTATTCGATCAACTGAACGCTATGATCTTCCACGTCTTGAGATGCAATATGTCATCCAAGAGATTCGTAAGATGGCCAAGGAGCTTGATTGTCCTGTTTGGACAGCTTTGCAATCAAACAAGGACGGTGCAAAGAGCGATATTGTAGATCTTACAAACCTAGCTGAATCGTATGGTCAAGCAGCAGAGGCAGATTTTGTTATCGGTCTTCAACGTCTGAGCACACAAAAGGCTACTGGACTTGGTACATTGTTCATAGCCAAGAACCGATTTGGCATCGATGGATTGCAGTACAAGGTTCATGTTGATACAGCAAGAAGCAAACTTCGTGTACTTAGTAGCGATGAAGTTGAAGGTCTACAGTTTGAGATGGAAACTGAAAGGGAACGTATACAGGATGATACTGTAAGCCGTTTCAAGGACGCTATCAAAAAGAGCAAGGAAAAATTTCAGCTAACAAAGCTGAATGCAGGTAACCACTGAAAGATAGGATTACAACATGTTGTTAGATGGACGTATAACTTATAAACCGTTTTTGTATGATAAAGCTCACGACTATTGGCTTAAACAACAGCAAGCCCATTGGCTTCCATCAGAAGTTCAAATGGCTTCGGATATTCAGGATTGGGCGGAACATCTAACACCAGATGAAAAACAGGTCGTTGGCGGAGTGCTGAAAGGTTTCATTCAAACGGAACTAGTTGTAAATGATTATTGGACAACAAAGATTGCAAAGTGGTTCCCTCATCCAGAAATTGTTATGATGGGAACAGCCTTTGGAAACATGGAAACTGTTCATACAATCGGTTATGCTTATCTCAACGATTCACTTGGTTTAACTGAATATGATGCGTTTCTTCAAGAACCAACAGCTAAAGCAAAAATCGATCGTTTGTTAGATGTGAAAGGTGATGATAAACATGATATCGCCCGCTCTCTTGCTATCTTTTCTGGTTTTACAGAAGGAGTTTCTTTGTTCTCGTCTTTCGCTATTCTGTTCAATTTCTCCAGATGGAACAAACTTAAGGGCGTCGGGCAAATTATCTCATGGTCTGTTAGAGATGAATCGTTGCACAGCGAAGCGGGTTGTTGGTTGTTTCGTGAATTCATCAAAGAATACCCAGAAGTGTGGACAGATGAAGTAAAGAAGAGTGTATACGAAGCTGCAAGAGTTACCATAGAACTTGAAGATGATTTTATTGACAAAGTTTTTCAGGGTTGTAAAATAGAAGGTATCGATTCCAAGGACATTAAACAGTTCGTTCGTTATCGAGCCAACACAAAGCTGGGTGAGCTTGGGCTTAAGAGGAACTGGAAGAACATTGATCAAGATGCGATAAAACGTATGGCATGGTTTGATCTAATGACCGCAGGGGTTGAACACACCGATTTTTTGCGCAAAAAGTTACAAGCTACAGTAAGGGTCACGTTGATTTTTCGAATATTTGGGAAGAAGGAAAATGATCATGTCAACAGCAGAAGAACTGCAACGGCTAAAAGCAGAAAGCAATGCACCAGAATGGCTTACGGAAGAAAGCTATCGAATGCTTCGTGGAACGTATCTTCTAGAAGGAGAAACTCCCCGTCAAATGTGGCAACGTGTTTCCAATTCTTCTGCTCGCAATCTAGGCAAAATGGAACTTGCTGAGAAATTCTTCGATCTTATGTGGAAAAACTGGTTAGGTCTTGCTTCTCCCGTTGCAGCCAACGCAGGCACAACAAGAGGTCTACCTATTTCATGTTTCTCTCTTGCGGTACCGGATTCTATTGACGGTATTATGAGTTCGATGCATGAGCTCGCTGCTATGACCAAGAATGGTGGTGGTGTAGGTGTTCACTGGAATGGTGTACGTCCACAAGGAGCTACTATTCGTGGCAACGGTAAATCGGAAGGTGTTGTTCCCTTTATAAAGATTCAAGACTCTACCACCATTGGTGTCTCTCAAGGTGGTGTTCGCAGAGGAGCTTCTGCCGCATATCTTCCTGTGGATCATGGTGACTTTTGGCAGTTTATTCGTATGCGTAGACCAGAGGGTGATCAGAATCGTCAATGTTTAAATGTTCATCACGGTATTTGTATTACCGATGATTTTATTGCAAGAGCAAAAGCTGGAGATAAAGAGGCAAGAGAAAAATGGGGAGAGATTCTAAAAGCTCGTATGGAAACAGGTGAGCCCTATCTTTTCTTTTCAGATAACGTTGCACGAAATCGTCCAGATTGTTATAAAGAACGCAATTTAGACATAAAAGGTTCAAATATTTGCACTGAGATTTTTCTTCACACAGACGATGATCATTCGTTTGTTTGTTGTCTTTCTTCGATGAACTTTGCTCGTTGGGATGAATGGAAAGATACAGATGCCGTTGAACTAGCTACATGGTTCCTCGATGGTATTCTTACCGAGTTTATTGACAAAGCTTCGAAGATTTCTGGATTTGAACGTGCGGTACGTTCAGCACAGAAGGGCAGAGCTGTCGGTCTTGGAGCTATGGGGTTTCACACATATCTTCAAGAACACATGATCCCAGTAGATTCATTCGATGCGTTTCGAATTAACGCTCAAATGTTTTCTGGCCTTCAAAGAAAGGCTTTAAAAGCCTCTACAGAGCTCGCAAAAGAATATGGTGAACCAGAGTGGTGTCTTGGTTCTGGAAGACGCAATACCCACCTTATTGCGCTAGCACCAACGGTTTCTAATTCACTTATCTCTGGAAACGTTTCTCCAAGTATTGAACCTTGGGCAGCTAACGTGTTCGTTCAAAAGAGTGCAAAGGGAACCATTATTCAACAGAATAGAACTCTTGTTGCTCTTCTAGAAAAAAAGAACAAGAACACAGACGAGGTATGGAAGAGCATTGAACGTGAGAATGGTTCAGTTCAACATCTAGACTTCTTGACAGTGGAAGAGAAGGAAGTATTTTTGACGGCAAGAGAGTTGAATCAATTTAGTTTGATCAAATTGGCAAGTCAGCGTCAACGTTGGATCGATCAAGGTCAAAGCTTGAATCTTTTCTTTCCAGAAAATGCTGATCCAAGATATATTCATCAAGTTCACATGATGGCATACGAAGAAGGATTGAACTCGTTGTATTATCTACGTACAAGTTCGGTTATTAGAGGTGATAGTGGAAGTAGAGAATATAAGCGAGAAAGTACAGAGTGTAAGGCTTGTGAAGGGTGATTATCTTCTTGTTTTTAGTTTAAAATATCTTTCTAGATATTCATCTGCGTTTGCAGAATCGATATGAGCTCGTTGAAGTCTAACGGCTAAAACTCTGAGCTCCTCAAATAAACTTTCGTCATTTCCCTGAAAATTTTTGATATCTTCAAGCTTGTTGCCAACAAGCATTTCTTCTTGACTCATTCCATCGATGTCATTACCAAGATTATTCACAGCGAATTCTGCAAGAGAATTTACGGTATCAATTTGTTGTGTTTGAGTTGTTGAGTCAGGTTTTGCGCCACCAGCCATTTTGCCTGCGCCTAGAGCCAGCAAACCAGCAAGTGCAGCGCCTCTAAGATATCCTTTGCCTTCATTTTGAAGTTCTTCAGCGATGATACGTTTAATGATTGTTTTTAGCTTTTGTTTCATCGTAGTGACCGGTCAATGGAACATTAGATAAACACCGGCAACGTTTGGATCTTTAGCTGGACGATCATTTTCGCCGGGAAGAATGACGACGTTGACTTTTTTGTCGGTTCCTTTGAGTGTATCTTCGATATCTTCGTATTCGGCCATTGTAAGCATCGGGTAGGAGTTTTTGAATTTTACTTCCGAGCTAGCTTTGATGGCTTTCTTTAAAACGTCGTCCTTGCCGGGATTGACAATCCATTTGTCTTCAGTTTTTTCGATTACACCTTGTTTCATCATGTCATCTTTTACAGACTTGGGAACGATTTGAGAGAACAGATCTTTGTCTGGGTGAATCTCACGTTCTTCCTCCGGTTTTGCTCCAATAGATTTGCGGAGAAGTAGACCTTTGCCTTGAAATGGCTCCACCATTTTGGCACGTTTTGTATAAGCGTAAAATTGAACAAAATCATGGTAAAAAGATGGGAGTGAAGATCTTACACGTTCGATGATGTGTAGTGTTAGTCGAAGATAATCTTCAGAGAAAAAATCCCCAGAGTCGTGCCAGCGAATAACTGTTTTGATGCCTTTTGGTAGATCTTTCGATGGGCCAGCATGTTTTTTTACAACCTCAACGATTTCATCAACAGCCTTATCAACATATTGATCTGGGTGATTATAAAGAAGGTTTAATGTAAGGTTTTGTTTTTCTGAAACAGCTTGGTATTGGACATAGCCACCCTTGGTAGCATAACATACATGCATACATGATCCTGCCGATGGACAGGTGTTGATGATCTTGAATTTATTGTCTTTTTCATCAAAGACCATACCCATGATAGCTGGTATCCCAATGTTATAAAAGGCTTCGTATTCTCCAGTTGAACTCTTCTTCATTTTTTCGTTTTGTTTTAGAAGTTCGAATTTTGGATTGCTGTAGTCTGTTAGACTACGAGCAAGAATCCGCAAATCGATGGGTTTGTTATGTTCGTCTACAACAACAATTTCATCCGGAGATGCTGGTTGTTCTTCGGTTTTCTTTTTTGTTAAAGATGATGGCGGCACCAAGGTTGATGAAGCAGTACCAGGGTGAATGTATGGAATATCTTGCGGAAGTTTTCCTTTACCAGCACGAGCTGCAAGAACACCGCTTAGTCTTTCTGGATCTACTTCGACACCTTTGATATCTCCACCGGGAGTCAGAACTGTTTGTGGCGGTTTCGCAAAACGTTTTTGATAACCTTTCTTTGCTTCGAAAAGAATCTCATAAAGGCTGACAAGCTTTTGTTCGTTTGTCATTTCTTGTGATTCTTCTTCTTTCCCGTAGTTTTGAACGAACTCTGCGGGTGTCATAACTTCAGCGTTTGCAAAGATATTTTCTCCAGAAGCTTGTGTTGCTTCTTTGAACAAGAACCGACGATAACTTTTGTCTCTCATAATATCACCTTTTAATGCATCGATAAGTAGTTATGGAGTATGAGAAACAAACTAAAAGATTTTTTGTTTGAAGAAGAAGAGCTAGAAGAAGCGATGGCTATAAGTGCAGGAGGAGCTTCTTTGGCTCCTTCTGGTCAAATCAGTGGCGGTATGCAACTTCCTCTTGGAATGAAACCGGGTCAAAAGGTAAAGAAACGTCGTAAAGGAAAAGTCACCACCGGCTCTCCGGCTTTGCATGATCCAAAAGCTTTGGCTCTTCAAGAAATGCCTCACGTAGCATATAACGACTATGAACCAAAAGATTTCGAAATAGAAAAACTCGACATACCCCCAGAAGAGAAAAGAAAGCTTATGTTGGCTTTCCGTAATAACGGCGTTCTTTGCCATGGTCCAGATGGGCAATGGATGATATGCAATCTTGACGATGTTCGTCCAGCAACCAAAGCAGAAATTGCAGATGAAAGCTTTCCAAGGCTTGATGTTACTTTAGAATACGAACACGATATTCAAGAAAGCTTTGGAGCGATGCACAAACCAGATTTCAAAGGTCCAGCTATGCCGGGGTTGTGGAAAGGTTTAGAAGATCCAGAAGAACCTGTAAAGACAGGCTCACCTAAGTTAGATAAAGATATCGAAAATACTTGATAACCTTACGGCAAATTTGCTGAGTTAACCCATTCGAAGATTTGATCGGTCCCAACAGTTTTTAGTATTGTGTTTCCTTCTTTAAGCATGATACTGATTTGCGGTTCATGATTTTTCTTTTTGTAAGCCCAGAAACAACCAGCATTCTCTGGTGGTATATTTTGAGTTTGTAAGAAATTCAGGAAATCTTGTTCCGTTAACAATTCATCATCGCTAGGAATTGAATTAAGCACACTAGCACAACATTCGTATCTATCACTGCTCATATTGCCGATATATTTGCGAATATACAAGTTTGTTAACTGGTACATTTTGTTCCAAACTTCGTTTGCATCTTCAGACAGATTGGTATCGCTAGCCAGCCAATTTGGTGAGATTTTTTTCATTGCGGCTTGGTAAAGCAACGGACCCCAACCTTGGATAGCACTCGCCGCACGAACCTCTGCAACATCTCCTTCTTCTAGAAGCATGAATGAGAGATATCCTTGCACAATTCCGTCTCCAGTTTGTCTCAAGTTTCCAGCAGCATCCTTGATTTGATTTTTGTTGATCAAAACCAAAGTGATTTTTGAATCAAAATTTGTTTCAACCAAAACATAACCTTGTTTATAAGCCTCGGAAGCAAAAACTTGAGCTTCGTTTAGAAACAGCAATGGATATAATTTCATGTTGTTCTCCTGTTTTTGTTGTATAAACGTTCGAACTGTATGCCGGAAGCATTTTCTAATACTGTTTTGATATCATTTTCGCTGACTTTAAAGCTATCAGCTAAGTCTTGAATCGCTGAGTTACCAGCTTCAATAAGTTTCGCTGGGACGTTCGATTTGCGGCGATATGCATAAAATGGACCAAGCTTTTGCATGTTGTTGGCATCTAGTATTCTAACGAAGTTAGAATTGAACGCTTTCTCGGTCATTGGTTCTTCTTCTTCTATTTTGGTTAAGATGTCCAGTAGATTTAATTGTCTAGACATATCAGACACAGCCCAACTGGTTACTAGTTCAGCCGGTCCCCACTCACCGACCCAGCTACGTTGTACGTCTTCACGAGTAATCATTACATTCCAAACTTTGCGTGAGGCTGGTGTAAGTGAGTAATCAGAGCGTAAATATTCTGGGTATATCGAACCCATTACCATTTCATATATCAAAGGTCCGTATTTTTGAACCGCCGAAGAAGTGTCAACTTTCCAAAGATCATCTCTCTCCTCGGTATTTTTCCATGTAGCTGTTACAGAACCGATAACTGCCCGATTACCAAGTTGAATTGCCAGCCAATTTAGCATTGCATGTTTAGGATCGACGGCTTCTTGCAAAGCTTGCTGACGAAGATATTCCTCATGTTCTTCTTTTGTTTTCCAAGGCGGAATTGTTGAATTAACTCGTCTACTTGTACTAGTACCAATGACATGCGGTGGGAAGTTTGAAGGATCTGAAAGCTCTGATTGTTTTGTGCTTTCTTTTTCTGTTTTACCTAAAGTTCCTTTGTGTCTTTGTTGATAAGATGTAATCACTTCATTGCAACGTTTCGGGCTAAACAATATAAAGATCAACTCTTCACTCGTTTTCGAAATATACAAACCCAAACCAACCTGAACAGCTTGCTCGGGGGTTTTGGCACCTTCGAACAGTATTTCGTTCAACTTCATGGTCAACTCCTATATCTTCTTTCAAAAAATTCGAATCCAGCCGAAGACAAAACTTCATTCGGATCATCTATTCCAAGTTTCTTCATTTCCATCACAACATTATCACCAGCGTTGAATAGCCCGGTTGTTTGAATAGACTGTGGATTGGTTAATCGGTATGCATAAAAGAAACCAAACTCGTAAGGAGAATATTCGTTTTCTCTTCCGTGATCTTCTAAAAACGCTTGAATTCCTTCCTCTGAAGTACCATATATTGGTGTATAGCCGGAAAACAATTCTCTACCTTTTTTAGTCGTGTGCATTCTTCTGACTAATGGTGAATAAGCAGAGTTTCGATTATATCCCCCCAGCCATTTTCTTTCATAAACACCTTTGGTGGATAGCTCGTACATCTTGTTCCAAACATCGGCGCTGCCACCGCCTTCTGTCAAGCTTACGTCGCTTATTAACCAGTTTGGGTGAATGTTTGCCATAGCAAGTTGATATGCCAGTGGACCGAACCTGCTAACTCCTGCGCTGCTATCAACTTTGTTTAAATCGGAAGTGCTAGCGCCGACAGAAACAGTTGTGATTTCGGCAACAATCGATCTTTTGGCCAACTCTGTTCCTAGCATTTCATTGTGATAAGCTTTTCGCACGTTTACTAGGTATTTCTCCACGAAACGTTTTGTGATATCAATAACTCTTTTTATGACAAATAAAACAATGGTATTCTCTTCAGTTAGAAAAGCTGCAACGCCTTTGGCCGTTGCTTCTTCTGTTGTTCGTGCAGCTTCGTTGGTGTAAATGAGCGGATATAATTTCATGGTTAATTCTACTTGTAAAGTCGTCCAAAAAATCTGCTAGCAGCCCTCTCGAAGATATCCTTAAACTCCATTTGGGATGTACCATATTTGTCCAAATCTATAAAGAACATATCGCCTTTTTCGAAAAGCAGTTTATAGTCTGGGATATCGTTTTTAAGGCGGTATGCATACAAATTTCCATGAGATTTGAACACGTCTTGTGGATTTTGCCCGGTGCCGCCTAAGAATACAGCAACTTCAGCTTCAGTTGTGCCATGTACGGAAGGATCATAGTTCTTTATAGCATGGGTACGTAAAGCATTCCTGACATACATGTTTTTGAAATCTCCAAGCCATTTACGCTCATACAAATCCGGAAGCTGATACATTTTGTTCCAAACGTTATGAGCCTCTGAAGAAACAGAAGCATCGCTTTTTAACCAGCTATTAGTTGGTTTTATCTTTTGCATGACTAATTGGTATGCCAAAGGTCCAAAACGGGAAACACCCGCAGCAGTTCCCACTGAGTATAAATCAGAAGCGGTTGGTTCGAAAGAAACGGACGCAACAATCGCAGAATTTGCAACATTGCCGATCATCCTATCCCTCCAGTATTCAAAATTCGCTTGATATAAAGATGATTTCATCCCTTTCAAGAAAATTCTTAGCATTCGAGTGGTCGAAAATAAAACAACCGTGTCATCTAAAATTACCTTGGCAGCTACGTTTTTTTCTAGTGACTCTATTACAGTTCTTGCACCTTCGTCCAAAGAATATAATATCTGATATAATTTCATAACTTCCTTATAACTAGTTTTTCTCCGCCTTTTAAACCCTTGTCTTTACACCAACCACCTCTTACTTCAACCACGTACTTTACGGGCACAGAAAAACCTCTGGAGGTCTTTGAGAGGGCATCTAGATGCATGATCTCCACAAGGTTGTTGTTCTTGTCAAAACCAAGGCAATCTAGATCAAAAGGAACGGTATGCATCCAATAAGATTGTGGATGTTCATGATCGTGAATAAAAAGCATCCCATAATGATCATTGGGAGCTTGTTGCCATCCCATAAAACCTTTCGCACGAAGCTTTGGATTATTAAGCATTTTTAGTGCTAGTGGAAGATAACCAATAGAGGAGAAGCAATACATAACGATATATATATTTCTCTCAAGCCATGTTCAACTTTTTCAAACGAAATAACTCTCAACCAAAAGACAAAACGATTCAGCAGCAACTTTTACAGGTACCTCTGGGAAGTTTTATTGTTTTATCACTGAACCCCGACATATGTGCTCAACATAAGTTGAAAGGTACGCAACGATTTGATGAAACTGTTATGTCAACCAACAAACTTAAAGGATTGGTTAAAGCTGTTTATGTTGCCGACACAACAAACCATGTTTATGTTGAAGTTGTTGGGTTGGTTGTTAATGGCAACGTAGCAACACGAAAAGAATATGTCGTGATGCATGGCGAGATTCAATCGATTCAATTAATCAACCTTTGAAACGAATATATATTGTTATGGATCTGAGCGAATTAAAACACCTTGTTTATCTTCTTGTTTTGGAAGCTGCATTTAATCCCAAACTTCTTAAGAAAATGGGATACAAATACATTGGAAGAAATCGTCGGATTGGTTCCGACACTTTCATTCATGCCAAAGATGATAACAACCCAAGCTACCATAAAACTCTAACGAAACGTATTAACAAAAACTTAAACAAAGGTGGCTACTATCGTAGCAAAGAACGGGACACATTGAAAGATCCTCCTGCGATGGGTATCTCGTGGACAAGCGGAGAAAAAGGTTAATAACATGCCAGCAAAAACAGTAGACGATTTGATAGAGTTTAACAAACATGTGCCCGATGAATATAAAGTTGGGATAGCGTTTAAGGATGCGTCGGGGCAGCACCTCGAAGTATATTTTTGTTTTCTGACAAATGGGTACCAAGTTTATCAACGCAGCGATGAACGAATTAAATATTATGAGCTTCCGGTAAGCTACAAATGGAAGACCGATCAAGCGTCGAGAGCGGGTATTAAACGTTACGAAGAACCACAATCTGAAAAATTATTGTTCCCATGGGGATCAGCCGATTGTAAAAAAAATAGAAAATTTGATCAATATACCTGTCATAATGCATGGGTTATAAGCATGTCCGAAGCCGTAAAAGGTTACGGGCCGATGCTGTACGATTGCTTGTTGGCAAAACTTGGAGAATCGGGAATAGGTCTCATTGCCGACCGAGATCTCGTCTCTCCACAAGCTGCAAACATTTGGGCAAACTACCTCACTTCCAGACCAGAAGTAATCAAAAAACCATTAGATCTGGATGGCTCAACCCCAGAGACTGATGATGATTGCTATGCAGGTCATCATGAAGATCAAAGATGGAACACATGGATCGAGGATACGGAAGAAACGAAGGATAAGCATGCAACTATACGTAAAGCTGTGAATCATGCTTATTTTGATAATGGGATTGTAACTCTAGACAAACTAAGAAAAGCTGGGTTGGTTTATAAAGAGAAATCTCTGTCTCTTAATTCAAAACCATTGTATGAGAACATCATATTCCTCCAAAAGCTTTATAAATCGATACTAAATGGTTGATATAGTTTCGTTTGTTTGATATGGTACCTGTATGACATATCATCACGTTGACCAAACCTATTTCGATCTAATCAATGACGTTCTCACCAATGGTGTAGAAAAAACTGACCGCACAGGCACAGGAACCATCTCGGTTTTCGGTAGGCAAGCTCGTTATGATCTTTCTCTAGGATTCCCTATCCTAACCTCGAAACGAGTCCACTGGAAGTCTGTTGTAGGAGAACTCCTATGGTTCCTCCAAGGGAACACTAATATCAAGTGGCTAAAAGAAAACGGTATTTCTATCTGGGATGAATGGGCAGATAAAGATGGAAACCTTGGTCCTGTTTATGGTTTTTCCTGGCGACGATGGGAAACAATCAGTAATGATATTGTTCTTGTACCCGTAAAGTCGCCAGATTTGACTCCTTGGCCAGTTAAAGCTATTCCGTTACAATTACCTTCATCAGATATAAATGATCCACTAATTGGGACGTTACACTCTACCAAGAGCGGGCAAATGGTCATGGTTTTGGAAAAAGTATCAAAAAAAGGAGAAAAAAACACAAGGTACAAGGTACAATTCCAGTCTGATGGGTTTATCACTGTTGTTTCTCGACCAAATTTACTAAATGGTCAAATTCGGAATTATCTAGATCGAAGCGTAGCGGGAGTGGGGTATCTTGGTGAGGCTACAGTTAAAACGGATGGTAAACTATACAATCTTTGGGCAAATATGATAGTTCGTTGTTATGACAAAAATCACCCATCTTATCCTTTATATGGAGGAAATGGTGTCACTGTTTCTGAACAATGGCATTGTTTTGCTGAGTTCTGTAAAACTATAACACAAGTACCATTTTACTACGCTTGGATTCACAATCCATCTGATTTTTGTTTGGACAAAGACTATTATGGTTCAAAACAATATAGTCCATTTACCACGATCTTTTTGGATACTTCTTACAACAGAGAATTAGCCAAAGCGACCATGCCTTTTACGTATAAAAAAGAGTTGTTTATCTCGCAAAAAGAATGTGCAGAGAAATATAGTCTAGATGCCAGAAGGATATCCGAGATATTGTCAGGTAAACGATTGGCTATTGGCAAATATACTGAAATAGAAAAAATAGAACCGCCTATGGGTATGGTTTATAGACGCAAAAGAATCGTAGACCAAATCAAGGAAGTGATTCAGCAGATAAAAACAAATCCAGACTCACGTAGAATTATTGTGTCTGCATGGAACGTTCCGATATTACCAAAGATGGCTCTTCCTCCATGTCATATGATGTTCCAATTCTATGTGGTAAATGGTAAGCTCAGTTGTCAGTTATATATGAGATCAAATGATCTTGGACTTGGGAACCCCTTTAATGTTGCTTCATATGCTCTTCTAACACATATGATTGCTCAAGTGTGTGGGCTAGAGGTTGGAGAGTTAATTATGACCTTTGGCGACTTGCACATTTATTCAAACCACGTTGAAGCGTTGAAACAACAGTTGCATAGAACACCATATCCAATGCCTAAGTTGGTGTTAGATAAGTCTGTTATGGATATTGATGGATTTGATTTTGATAAAGTGACACTGGATAGTTACGAGCATCACCCGTCGATTAAGTTGCCTGTGGCTATTTAGGTTCTGTTTTTGTTTAAACGTTTTTGGCCATCGCTGTTAAGTCACCAACTTGTTTTTTGATAACATCAACATCTTTTTTAAGACCATCATCTTGAGTAGAAGTTTTACTGGTTCCTGTTGTTGAAACTGTTCCCGGTCCTTTAGGAACGGTTGTAGCAGAAACTGATTGGGAAGCTCCTGTGGTTGAACGTGCGTTTGTTGGTTCCTCTTTACGTTTCCCAGTTGTTTTTTGAATCACGTTGATATCTTTTTTCATCTGTTCAACATCTTTGGTAACAGGTTCTATTGCTTGCGTGACGGCATCAGCAACATCTTTACCAATGTCTAGATTCATACCTGCATCATCTGCTTCGAAAAGAATTTGAAAAAGCTTAACAGTTTTCATTGTTTATAGATATAGCTTTATCATAGATTTGTGTTATGCTATTGTGATGTAGTAAAAAGGAGCAAACATATGTTCGAATTACAAGTAAAAAATCCACTGCTTTCGAAGCCAGAGATTACTGACTCTGGAGAAGTTACGGT